GTCTTGATATGATTGAACTAAATCTCCCGTACCTTCGTATTGAGGTTCTTCCATAGCTGCTGGCATAGGTTGTGAAGGTTGTTGAGGTTGTTGCTCTTGATTTTGCTGCTGAGGTTGACCTTGCTGTTGTTGCTGCATAGCTTGTTCTTGCTGAATAAAAAGATCTGTAAAATCACCTTCGTACCCCTGAGCAAGAGCATTTTTTATAATGTCCATTTTAGCGCTTTCGTCTAACATTAGGCCTTTGGTTTACTTTTAGCTATTTTTTCCGTAGATCGTATTTTCTTATTATCAGTTCTAGCTTTTAACGCATCAGCTTGAGATTTTGCTTTTATTTGATCTTTTTTAATTGATTCATCAGCTTTATTTGCTCTAACTGTTTCTTGTTGAGCTAAACTCTTAATATCTAAGTCTTTTAATTTTGTTGTAAAGTCTCTTATATTTTTACTTTGAGTTACTTCTTGAGCTGCTCCTGCACCTTCAGCTTGGATTAATGCAATCTTAATAGAATTATCTCTGTCTTTTTGTTTTTCAGTTAACTCTAATTCAAGTCTTTCTCTATCTGCTTGCATCTGAGCTTGAGCTTGCTCTTGCTGAGCTTTTTCTTGCTGTTGTTGTAATTCTTCTTGAGCTTTTTCTGCCTTTTTAATTTTACTTTTAATAGTTGGGAAGTTATCTGATTCAAATATTTCCATTGCAGCTGATGCAGGAAGTCCATTCTGAATCATAGCTTGAGACATGCCTTTAATCATATCTAATTTTTCTTGATCTTTTCCAGAATTTGATACAAACACTCCAAAATTAGATTCCATATATTTCATAGTATCTATAGATAAAAATTCTTGTGTTCCGTCTGGCATTACATACATACCTTGTTTTCCAGTATGCCACGCTTCTTTTGAATAATCTAATAAAGCTTGCATATCTCTTTTTTCTAAGCCTTCAAACTTTTTAAATAAATCTTCTGTAATATGTGATGATTGAACTATAGCTTGTTGTGAAGAAGATTTTCCTTCATATTGTCCAATTTCTCCTTGTCTTTGTCTACTAACTCCGGATAATTTTTCCCACTCTTCCATTATAGAATTAAGAAGAACTATATATTGTTCTATTGTTTTGATAGACATGTCAAGAACAGATTGATGTTGAGGTGATAATTGTATACCCTCTTTGTTATAATCTACCCAAGCAATACCTGTCCCTTCTACAAAGTACATAAATTTATCCATATCCCATTTTTTAGGGATCATATTAATATCAAATTGCGCAACAATGTCTTTACTTCTAGCTATTGCAAGTTCTAATCTATATTTGTAGATGTTATAATTTAATTGGTAAGGAATACCTAATTGGACTAACGATATATTTTTTGTGTTTACATCAGAATAGCGTCTACCATTAATAGGTAGTTTACAAGTAGAACTATTATCAATAGATTGTCTTTGATTAGGTATTGGTCTAATATTTATAAAAAATCTACCATCAATTCTAGTACCTTCCCAAACTTCATTTACCCATAACCATTCTATTCTTGCTCCACTTTCTTTTTCTTCTGCTGTCATTCTAAACCCATCTTCAACTTCTCTTTCTTCTATATTTCCCGTAACCGGATCCATGTATGCCATAAACCCAACTCTTTTTCTAGACTTCCAATAAACATTTATACACTCTACAAGTCTATTTCTATGAGAGTTAGGACTCTTACCTGATTTACTTGTATATAAAAAATAGCTATCTGATTCAGAATGTGTTGGATTTTCTAATTCTAATACTTGGTCTTCTGTTAAATAATCATAATAATTATCTATCACTGTAGATGCATGAGCCCATTTTCTTACTAAAGCCCAATCCCCATCTTCTACATAATCTAAATCTGGATCTAAATCATAATCTACATCTACAGGATTTAATACTTCATAAAAAGTTTCTCCGTTTCTTACTCCTCTATGTGTATATGTTTGACCAGCTACTAAAAAATGAAACCATGCTTTGTTAAACTTTTCTTTCATTTCTGCAGTGTACATAATATAGTTTAAACCTTTTTGGCCCATAATAGCTCTATTATCTACATATGAATCTTCAAAAAGAGCTAATATATGTTCTGGTATTTGTATA